TATTATTTTTTTTTTAATCATTTTCTATTAGTACAAACATAAATATTAAAAATTTTTGATTTAATTTGACATATGTAGAAAATTAAATTATAATTCAAAAACAAAAAAACAATTTTAAAATTATGGCGACAACAAGTTTAGATGCAATACTGTCTCAGTATGAAAAATCACAACAATCAACCAGTTCCAAAATGTCACAGGATGAAAGAATGAAAAAATATTTTGCGGCAATTTTGGGAGAAAAAGAAAAACAAGCTCAACGCAAATTAAGAATTCTTCCAACAAGTGATGGTTCTTCACCATTTAAAGAAGTTTGGTTTCATGAAGTCCAAATTGATGGAAAATGGCAAAAATTCTTTGATCCGGGAAAAAATGACAATGAACGTTCTCCATTAAATGAAGTATATGAAGAATTAATGTCAACAGGAAAAGAATCGGATAAAAAGTTGGCATCACAATATAGATCAAGGAAATTTTATATTGTTAAAGTTATTGATCGAGATAATGAATCTGATGGTGTTAAATTTTGGAGATTTAAACACAACTATAAAAATGAAGGTATTTTAGATAAAATTATTCCAATATTTCGATCTAAAGGTGATGTAACCGATACACAAAAAGGTAGAGATATTATTTTAGAACTTACAAAATCTAAAACACCAAGTGGAAATTATTATACAGTAATTCAAACAGTTATGTATGACGATCCATCTCCACTTCACGAAGATAAAGAAATTTCAAAATCTTGGATTGAAGATAAATTAACATGGGAAGATGTTTACTCTAAAAAACCTGTAGAATATCTTGAAGCAATTGCTCGCGGAGAAACCCCAAAATGGGATAGCGAAAAGAATGGTTATGTTTATAGTAATTCAGAAGAGTCTGAAAATACATTTGGTGGAAAAAAACAATCTTATGAAGATCCACAATTGAATTCAGAACCTGATGATGAAATGCCATTCTAAATCTAAACGAACATAGACATTATTATAGATATAGTGTCTATGTTCATTTTTTAAAAAAAAACTTAAATAATATGAATAAAGATAATCGTATAACACAAAAAATGTATGAAGCTTTGATTACGAAGTACAAAGCAGAAATGCTCGAATCTGAAGCCTCCCTACTAGTTTATTTTGACCATTCAGTTGGTATTGGAGAACATCCACAACACATTGAAGAAATGGATAAACTTGTAGAAAAAATTGCAAACGCAAAAGATAAATTAGAGACTTTAGAAGAATTTTTCAAGTACAATTAATATGGCTTTAAAGAAGAAAGAGTTCTCATTAGAGACAATAAAAAATAAGTATTCGACTAGTACGAAATACAAACCAGAGATGTATTACAACTGTGGTGAAGCCTTTATGGATGCTTGTGGATTACCCGGTCCAGCGGCGGGGGCAATCAACATGTTTTTAGGGCACACAAATTCTTCAAAAACAACGGCCTTAATATTAACAGCCGCTGATGCTCAAAAAAAGGGACACCTACCGGTTTTTATAATCACGGAAAGAAAGTGGAGTTGGTCTCACGCAGTTGAATTGGGAGTAAATGCTTATCAAAAAGAGGACGGAAGTTGGGATGGAGATTTTTTATTTAACGATTCGTTTGATTATATTGAACAGGCAACTGACTACATCAATGAATTGTTGGATATGCAAGAAGAAGGGACATTACCCTACAACTTAGTTTTTTTATTTGATAGTATCGGAAGTGTCCCATGTAAAATGACATTTGAGGGTCGTGGAGGTAAAATGGCAAACGCAAGTGTGTTAGCTGATAAAATTGGAATGGGGGTACATTCTAGGATAACAAAGTCGCGAAAAGAAGACTATCCTTTTTATAACACTATGGTTATTGTGAATCAACCATGGACCGATGTAGACATGACATCCCCTATGTCTCAACCAGAAATCCGCGCCAAAGGTGGTGAGGCCATTTGGTTGGCGTCATCATTAGTTTTCTTATTTGGTAAACAAAAAAAGGCGGGCATCAATCATATTGATGCAACCAAAAATGGGAGAAAAGTTTCATTTGCCATTAGAACAAGAATATCAATTTTGAAAAATCATATAACCGGTCTCGGCTATAAGGATGGTAAGATTCTGGCAGTTCATAATGGTTATATTTCAGACACTAAGGAGGCTCTTGATAAATATAAAAAAGAGTATTCAGATTATTGGGTTCAAAAATTGGGTGGTGGAGATTACAATATTGAAGAAAGTAATGATGATATTTTTGAAGAATAAAAAGTAACAAAATTGTTGAACCCTTTGAAAATTAATTTGTGAAAAAAACATTAATAATTGACGGCTTAAATTTATTTAAAATTGGGTATCACGGAGTTAAGGACTTTTATCATAACGGAAAACATATTGGTGGTATTTGGCATTTTTTAAACACAATAAGAAGATTCATTGAAGAACATAACTATGACAAAGTATTAGTTTTTTGGGATGGAAATGAAAACTCTCTAGCCCGAAAAACAATCTACCCCCAATACAAATATAGATCGGAACCTGAAAATCCTATCGAGGAAGAATCATTTAAAGAACAAAAGGAAAGGGTTAAACAATATCTTGAGGAAATGTTTATCCGTCAAATTAATGTTGATAAAAACGAAGCCGATGATTTAATTGCGTTTTATTGTCAAATTGCTGAAAATGAGAATATCACAATTTTTTCGGGGGATAGGGATCTAACTCAATTAATATCAAAAAATGTCTCAATCTATTCACCCAATACCAAAAAAACTTATAAATATGGAGATAAGGTTAAACTTAAAGAAATTGAAGTACCTCATCAAAATGTGAAATTGTGTAAGATTTTAATTGGTGATAAGTCCGATAATATTGATGGTATATATTATTTGGGTGAAAAAACATTGGTAAAATTATTTCCTGAGTTACTTGACAATCAAGTTAACTTGAACGATATTTTGATAAAGGCAGAAAACCTGTTAAAAGAAGATAAAGACAATTCTGTTTTAAAAAATCTTTTAACTGGCAAAACAAAAACAGGTATTTACGGAAACGAATTTTTTGAGATTAATGAAAAAATTATTGACTTATCAAAACCAATCATTACCGAAGAAGGTAAAAACATTGTACAACTTTATTACTCTGAAACATTAGATCCTGATGGTAGAGGTCATAGAAACATTATCAGAATGATGATGGAAGATGGTCTTTTCAAATACCTACCAAAGGGGGATAATACATGGGTAAATTTCCTTACACCATTTTTAAAACTAACTAGAAAAGAAAAAAGAAATTTTAAAACCAAATAATTTAATATGAAAGAACAAGAACTAGTAAAACTTGAATTTTTGATGAAAGTCAATGACAATTTTATCATCCAAAGATTCTTTAATGTAAGAAACTATAATCCTGATGCGAAAAATTCTATGGATTTATATTATTATATTAGGGATTTAATTAATCAATTTCAATATAAATTAAAAATGAGATCGGTTGTTTATTTATTGGATAATAATGACGAAATCACTTTTAATCCTGAAATTTTGAATACTTCGTTTATTGAAGGACCAGAACATTTTAGTATTATGATAAAGAAAAATAATGAGACAATTTGTCATAGAGTTTTTGATGCCAAAATTTATCCACCTAAGATAAGATACACTGTAGATATAAGAAATCAAATAAAATCTATATTGAATGATTTAACTGACATTTTTTCATCTGACGAATTGTCATATGATTATCTTGAATATAATACTCAAGTATAATATTTAATAATATGGGTAATAAAAATTTTGAGTATTTAGGAAACAATTTTCAACTACAATTATTGAATCAAATAATTGTGGATAAAGAGTTTGGTAGAACTATAATTCAGGTAATAGATACTAATTATTTTGACAATAAGTATTTTAAATTAATTGTCCAAATGATTAAAGAATATTATAAAAAATATGAACATGTTCCAACCTATGAAACAATTGAACAAATTTCAAAATCAGAAATTCAACAAGAACTTGCGTTAAAAATAATTTTAGATACCCTTGCTAAAATAAAGTCTGCACCTATTGATGGTTCTTTATTTGTTCAAGAAAAAGCTTTAAAATTCTGTAAACAACAAGAATTACAAAAAGCAATAACCAAAGCCCAAAAAGTAATTGATGGCGGTGAGTTTGAAAACTATGATCAGTTAGAAGAATTGGTACGTGAAGCATTACAAGTTGGAACAAGGGATGATTTAATGTTGGACGTGTTTTCAAACCTCGATGAAGTTTTAAATGAGGATTTTCGTCACCCAATTCCTATGGGAGTTCCTGGAATCGACAGGTTATTAAAAGGTGGTTTGGCCAAAGGTGAAATAGGTGTTATACTCGCACCAACAGGTGCCGGAAAATCAACTTTCTTAACTAAAATTGCCAATCATTCTTTTAATTTGGGATATAACGTACTACAAATATTCTTTGAGGATAACCCAAAAATTATCCAAAGAAAACATTTTACGCTTTGGACAAAAACTCATCCTGATGAAATGAGTTTTAAAAAAGAAGAAGTTATAAGTAAGGTTAGGGAAATTGAGGAAAAAATGACAAATCGTTTGATTTTGGAAAAACTACCATCAGATACCATGACAATTACACAAATCAAAAATTTAATTAGAAAAAAGGTGGCTGATGGAATAAAAATAGATATGGTTTTATTAGACTATATTGATTGTGTTGTACCTGAGAAAAATTTGGGTGATGAATGGAAATCGGAAGGATCGGTAATGAGGGCGTTCGAAGCTATGTGTCACGAAATGAATTTGGTAGGATGGACTGCAACTCAAGGCAATCGATCAAGCATCTCATCGGAAGTTGTAACGACAGATCAAATGGGTGGATCAATAAAGAAAGCTCAAGTTGGACACGTTATTATTTCCGTGGCTAAAACACTACAACAAAAAGAAATGAAATTGGCAACAATTGCAATAACCAAATCTCGTATTGGTGATGATGGTATTGTATTTGAAAACTGTAAATTTGATAATTCTATGTTAGAAATTGATGTTGAAAGTTCTGTAACATTCTTAGGTCTTGAAGATAAAAAAGAAGAACAAAACAGACAAAGAATTAAAGATTTACTAGAAAAAAGAAAACAAAGAGAAGAAAATAATAATTAACTATGGAGAAAATTTTAAATACAAATCCGGATAGATTCGTCATTTTTCCGATTCAACATAATGATATATGGGAATTTTATAAAATGCATCAAGCGGCATTTTGGACGGCAGAAGAAATTGATTTAACCAATGATATAAAAGATTGGGATAAATTGTCTAATAATGAAAAATATTTCATAAAAAATGTTTTATCATTTTTTGCCGCATCTGACGGGATTGTTAACGAGAATTTGGCCGAAAATTTTTATAGAGAAGTTCAATATCCTGAAGCAAAGTTTTTTTATGGATTTCAATTAATGATGGAAAATATTCATTCATTAATGTATTCATTATTGATCGACACGTATATCTCAAATCCAAAAGAAAAAGACGAATGTTTTCATGCGATAGACAGATTACCGGCAGTACAAAAAAAGGCCAAATGGGCGCTGAATTGGATTCAAAATGCTTCATTTCAAGAACGTTTGGTCGCATTTGCTGCGGTTGAAGGTATATTTTTTTCTGGTTCTTTTTGCTCTATTTTTTGGTTAAAATCAAGAGGTATTATGCAAGGTTTGTGTAACGCCAATGCTCTTATTTTCAAGGATGAAAATTTACACTGTGATTTTGCAATACATTTGTTAAATAAACATGTTGAAGAAAAACCAAGTGAATCCAAGATTAAAGAAATACTTTTATCGGCACTTGAAATAGAAAAAGAGTTTATTACTGAATCATTACCCGTATCTTTAATTGGTATGAATCAAAATTTAATGAAACAATATCTAGAATTTGTTGTTGATGGGTTATTAGTTAAATTAGGTTGCTCAAAACAATTTGGTGTTGAACAACCATTTAAATTTATGGAACAAATTGCGGTTGAAACAAAAGGTAATTTCTTTGAATCAAGAACCGTTGAATATCAAAAAGCTAAATTAAACGAAACACTTACGTTTACGGAAGATTTTTAAATAATTACTATGTCACTTATTATTAAAAAAAGAAATGGTGAGGATGTTTCCTTTAACCCACAGAAAATCTATCAAAGAATTAAAAAATCCTCTAAAGGATTAAACGTTAATTCAGACGAAATTTTTATAAAAGTCATTACTTCAGTTCCAACTGAAGGTAATATTACAACAAAAGAACTAGATAGACTTATTTACGAGATTTCGGCCGCTTACACTGGAAGTCATCATGACTATTCAAGATTGGCGTCAAGAATTGCTATATCGTCATATCAAAAGGAAACAAATCCAAGTTTTTATGATACTATGATGGAATTACATCGTAGTGGAATTCTTAATGATGAATTCATTGATATTATAGTTCTTTATGGTAAAGAAAAGATTGATGAGGTGATTAATCACGAAAATGATTACAATTTTGATTATTTTGCTTGGAGATCATTACAAGAAATGTATCTTTTAAAATTACCAAACGGTAAAGTTATTGAAAGACCTCAACATATGTATATGAGAGTTGCTATTTGGACGACTAAGACATTTGAAGAGGCTATTGATTATTATAACTCATTATCTAATCAGTTAATTTCACCGGCAACACCAATAATGATTAATTCAGGAACAAAGGTTCCGCAATTAGCATCTTGCGTGTTACATTATAATAACTCAGATTCAAGAGAAGGATTATTAGATACTCTAAATGATATATCAACATATTCATCAGATGCCGCAGGTATTGGGTTATCTATTTCAAATATAAGAAGTAAGGAGAGTAGAATTTCAACATCAGGAGGTTTTGCTGGAGGTCTATTAAAATACCTCAAAATAGTTAACGAATCTTTAAGATTCTTTAATCAACAAGGTAGAAGACCTGGAAGTGCGGCAATTTACTTAGAACCTTGGCATAAAGATATTTTTGATTTGTTAGATATTAAGAAAAATACGGGTGCCGAAGAATTAAGAGCGAGAGATTTATTTACCGCGCTTTGGATTCCTGATAACTTTATGAGAGCGGTTAAAGATAATTCTGATTGGTATTTGTTTTGTCCTAATGACATTAAAAAGGCTGGTATAAAACCACTACAAGAATGTTATGGTAAAGAATATGAAGAAAACTACGATAAAGCGGTTTCTATGGGATTGGGTAAGAAAGTTAAGGCTCAGGATGTTTGGTCTAAGGTAATCGAATCACAAGTAGAAACAGGGGTACCTTATTTATGTTCTAAAGATAACGCTAATAATAAAACTAATCATCAAAATATTGGAGTAATTAAACAATCCAATCTATGTTCTGAAATTTTTCAAGTGACTGATGAGTCAACCACGGCGATCTGCACCTTATCATCAATGATTTTAAAAAACTTTATTATTGATGGAGAATTTAATTTTAAATTACTTTATAATGAAACAAAAAAAGTTGTTAGATCTCTGAATAAAGTAATTGATATCAACAACTACTCAACAAAAAAAGGTAAAAAAGGTGGTCTTGAACAAAGAGCAATTGCGATTGGAATTCAAGGGTTGGCTGACGTATTCTACATTATGGATTACAAATTCACTTCAGATGACGCCCGCAAATTAAACAAAGAAATATTTGAAACAATCTACTTTGCGGCAATTAGTGAAAGTTGTTCTTTGTGTAAATCAGGAGAATATGAACCATATACCTATTTTAACGGTTCGCCAATGTCAGAAGGAATTTTCCAATTTGATATGTGGGGATTAAAAGAAGAAAATTTATCAGGAATGTGGAATTGGAGTTCTTTAAAAGAAGAGGTTAAAGATTATGGTGTATGTAACTCTTTATTCACAGCACAAATGCCCGTAGCCAGTTCGGCAAAAATTACCGGTTCATACGAAATGACAGAACCAGCTCATTCAGCTATTTTTAATCGTAGAGTTGTTGGTGGTGAAATTATGATTGTAAACAAATATTTAATCAATGATTTTGAAAAACTTGGTATTTGGTGCGAAGATTTAAAAAATGAAATTATTATGAACGAAGGTTCAATACAAAATATAAATTTCAACAATTATTTAGACCCCGAAGAAAAAAATTATCAAAAAAAGGTAAAACGAGTTGAATTTTTAATTACAAAATATAAAACAATTTGGGAAATATCACAAAAAGAATTAATAGAAATGGCCGCAGAAAGAGCACCATTTATTGATCAGTCACAATCAATGAATATTTATATGTCAAATCCAACCTTATCAAGAATAACGTCTTCACATTTTTATTCTTGGGAAAAAGGTTTAAAAACACTCTGTTATTATGTTAGAACAAAGGCCATTTCAACAGGTGCTAAACATTTAGCTGTTGACATATCTAAAATAGAGAAACCAAGGATAACACCTGAACCACCAAAAGTAGATTTAATTTTAGATAAACCAACAGATTCACCATTTGAATGTTTTGGATGTTCTTCTTAAAAATAATATATGCCTGTATTAAATCATAATATTGAAAATTTTAAATGTTTGGTCAGAGTTTCTCATTTTACAAAAAAACCTGAAGACGTTAATAAGTTTCATAAAGCTTATGCTTTTGCGATACAATCAGTTTCGGGAAAAATATTAACGTTTCACGTAATGACTGATTATGGTATGTTAAGATCAAGAGTTCCGATTTCTGAAATATTCATGAACGAACCAAAAAAAGATATACCCTATCATTTCAAACAACTATGGGATTGTTTTTCCGAAAATGTTTCTGTAACTACTTATGACTTTCTTTATGAAAAAAAATGTCAAGTTATTTTAAAAGATGGTAATAAAATTTGGGCCGCTTATTTAACTACTGTTGACTGGTATAGAAATCCTTATTCTGACGAACCTTCAGATTATAAATGTGGTCATATTTTAATTGCCGATGATGGTTATTTATTATGTCAACCAAACAATAGAATATATTGGAAAGATTCCAATTGGGTTACAAATAAATTTCCAATAGAACCAAAACAAATTATGGTTGATACCGAATTACATTCCGTTGAAACATTGTCAGATAAATGGATTTCTGAGAACACAGATAGTTTTTATTACGAAATAAAAAAAACTTTCTAGTTTATGTATATTTATTTACATAATGGCGAACGGAACTACTTACGGAATAAATTTTCCATTTAGAGATTCAGTATTTGGTGATTATTTTGATCTTTCAGAAACAAACAATGAAGAAGTTAGAAGTAATCTAATTCATTTATTATTGACTAGAAAAGGAACAAGATATTTTTTACCAAATTTTGGGACTAGATTATATGAATATATATTTGAACCTATGGATGGTCCAACATTTTCTGAAATACAGGGAGAAATAAGGGAATCTGTACAAGAATTTATACCAAATTTAACGATAACAAGCATTTCTGTAACTGACGCTTCGTCAGGGGAAGAAAATAAGGGGAGTTTTATTACAGAAGATGACACCAAAGTATTTAGAGTATCAAACATTTCTCAATTGGAACATACCGCAAAAATTAGAATAGACTATACAATTTCAGATGATGTATTTGATCAAAGTGATTTTGTAATAATTAATATATAATCATGGCAAATA